TTGGTACGGTGATGAAGTTTCGGCGGCAGGTTATACCTGTCGACACGGGTAGGGGTGTTAGATATTTTCTTCTCTAACAACGATCGCTATCCGCTATAGTGGTCTGCTGGCTTCGCTTTCCTTCGGGAGACGGGATTCATGGTCTACACCGTGGCGTTGTCAAAAGCAAAGAAGACTGTTGAATTGAAGACGAAGGAAAACGTAACCATCCTAGTACCAGGATTGTATGGTACCTCTGCAGTCGGGGTCTGTAGATAACTCCCCGCGTTTTAAATACAATGCATTTTATAATCGAAAAAGAATGCTCAAGCGAATTGATCGTGTTTCGGTGCTCCCATCGGGCGCGTGAGGCTTATCCCATCCTGATCCCTACCGGCGACGTCTGCGGGCGGTCTCCGGGTGTCAGCGGTCACTGTACGGCAGGAGTTGCATTCGGAATTGACGTTCCTTGTGGTGCATCTTCAGATGACGCGGGTGGTAACATCCGGTCTGACTCTGTGCGGTTAACGGGGATGGGTAAAACGGGCGGCGTTGCTGAGTCCTGTCCGGGCCAGGGATTCGCGCAAGCGGAGTCTGGGTCCTTGAGACCCCTGGGGCCTTTTTCCCGATGCCCACCGGAACACCATGAATCGAAGCGCCGGATCCGCGCTAAGACAAAAACTCGACGATCCAATGCACGATTTATCGCATCCCTTGCCCGACGGGATGTTGATTGTACCCACCCTGTCGCAGGTTGTCTTGACATCCCCCTTATGGAGGCTGTTCCTTTAGATGACTGCGTCAGGTCTGGTATCTTAACAGGGAGGGCACGACGTTGCGTCTCTTTCCTTTCAAAGGAGATGGGCGTCAAACCGATCAGTAGGGTCGGAACCGTTCACTGCGGCGGCGTGCGCGCTGCAGTTCGAGGATGTTTCCCTGAGGTATTGACAACACTTCAGGAGCTCAGTGTGAAGACGTCCCAGAAGCTCGAGTTCGGTGACTGTGATTACTGTTCTCTTGAGCACGAGTCTCGACTAAGCGAATGGATGCACGAACGATTTCAAGATATCGAGGTGGATGAGGACCATCTATCTACATTTGAGCGCCTACTGCGTTCTAATGTGCCGAAAGGCTGGAATCGGCGTCGATTCCCGTGGATTCCGAATGGCTCAGCAACTTTGTTCAATTCTCGCCGTAAGGGTGGCAATTGGAACATTGAGCCTTTCGCCGATTATTGCACCCCAAGTTTTGTCTCTTCCTCGGGTAAGACACGTCTTGTTACGAAGTTTTCTTCATACAACACGTCTGTGCTTGCCCCGTTACATTACGCCCTTTATAGTGTGATTTCGTCGAAAGGTTGGTTGCTCAAGGGTGACCCAACTGATGAACTAGTGGGTGGTCTTGGCGGTCTCGATTATGTCTCCTTTGACTATCGTTCGGCAACGGACATGTTGAAGGCGCCATACGTTAGGGCCGCCATCCGCGCATTAGTGTCACAGGCGGATGGGTTGGATGATGAGCAGTTGCGTTGCTTGGATGTTCTTGGGAATGTTCGTTTCGCCCCGGGTGGGGATGTCGCTACACGATGTCAACCGATGGGTAGTGTTATGAGCTTTCCTCTTTTATGTCTGATCAACAAGACTGTTTTTGATCTGGCCATGTCCGATCTGATCTCTGGAGGTGAGATTCAGTTTCTCGAATGGTCACGCCATCGCTGTTTGATCAATGGGGATGATCTTTTGTCTCGTGAGTTGAGGAATAACGACCACTTACGGTCTTCTGTGAGACGCCATGGCTCGGCGGTGGGGCTGGTTGTCAATGAGGAGAAGACCATGGTTAGTCCGTCTGAGGGCGAGATTAACTCAACGTTATTTGTCGATGGAACGAAACAGAAGAAGGTCAATTGTTCCGCCCTGTTTATGGACAGCGGCGTCGATGATGTGATTGGTCTCGCGATCAGTTCGTCTACCTCTCTTGCCGGATTTCGTCGTTTGGTCCGCGCTAATTGTCACATATTAGCTAAGCAAGAGGAGAAAGTGAAAGGTCCG